CGCAGCTGTACGCGGGCGTCCACCCAGCGTAGGTGACAAGCGCAAAGCCCATCGGTGTGCCGTCCTGCTCAGCCAGCAGAAAATCCGCGTCCTGCGCCTTGACGGTGCTGCTGATCTCCGCTTCTTCCCGCGGGGCCTCGCAGAAAAACTCTGGCTGCAGATCCACCATGGCGGCGTCCAGCTCGCGGTACAGCGCAATGATGGCGGGGATATCCCCCTCCCCCGCCGGGCGTATCACGGTCTTTTGCATTCTTGTCTCCCCCTTTGCCATAACCAAAAACCCCCGGGCGCGCAGGGGCGCCGGGGCGCAGGAGGGCGAGGCGGGGACTTGTGCCGCCGTTCACACGGCGCAGTTCTGCCGCCACGGTTGCCCAGTCGATTGCGCCTTGATGGTGGGAAACGTCGATTCCGTAGATTTTAGACATCGGTTTGTTCCTTTCTGACTGGGCGGATGCCCAGCGCGTAGTTAAATTCAAGTTCTGCCAGCGTGGCCCGTTGATCGGCGGTGTCGGCCCCTGTCGTTTCGGCAGCGGTAAGCGCCTTGTCGGCCAGATCAAGCGCGGCGCGGGCAAGGTCTGTCGGCATCATCACGGGCGCGGGCCGCAAATCTGCGTCGCCTGCAACTCTGTCAGATTACCGCTGTCAACCTGTTCCCATACCTGTGCAGCGGTGACGCGGCCCAGCTTGTACATCATCTTCCAAAATGCCATAGGTTACACCCCCATCATAACGGCCAGCGTGTCATAGATTGCGTTGATCTGTTCCTGCACAGTGGGCAGGGGTTCATCCTCTGCCCACGCAGCGGCATACGTCCACCAATCATCAAATTTTGCATTGATGGTATCGGTGGTTTCGCCGGAACGGTCTGCGCCCAGCTTGCCGACAGCAGTTTCACACTGCCACGGTTCGGCATCGGGCGTTTCGGTGGTGGTATCGGATTTCACCTGTTTCGCATTTCTGCGCAGATACAGCCGCACCGTACCATCGGGCATCGGTTCCAGCGTGACGGCAGCGGGTTTGTGGTCGAGGGATTCCGTAATAATCATGCGGCAAGGCTCCTTTCTTTGATCGCGGCGGCACGCACCGCCCATTTTGCAGATTTGAATAGTTTTTGCTGGTTCAACGCTTCGGCAGCAGCGCGGGATTTTGTGCCCTTGAAATATCCGTTGTAGCTTATCAGGCGGTAGGAACGGTAAAGCGGAATGAAGTGGCCGCGCTGTAAGTCTGTCCCTGCGCGCATATACTGCCGCCGTGCTCGCTTAAAAATACCCGGGCGAACGGTGGTATAGGTGCGGTGCATGACATACCCTGCCATATCCAGACCGGGGCAACCTTTGGCCGCGCCTTTCAGGTGTCGGCGGCGGTGTTCCTCTGCCGGGGATAGGAAGTCAACGCGCACCCAACTGTCCTTGATTATCAGGTGCAGCGTGTCTTTGACCCATTTTGTAATCTTACGGGCCGCGCTCTGGATGTCAGCCCATCGTCGGCCCATCAGCACAAGATCGTCCATATAGCTGCCACTGCGCACCACAAGCGGTACGGACACACCACGCCGGGTCTTGACATAGCCAAGGATGCGGACAAGAATATAACTTGCGACAAGATTGAACATCCATGCTTCCAGATAGCCGCCGATCAGCAAGCCGCCGTTCGGTGACATTGCCAGCAGACAGCGCACAACGGCCAGCAGCCAAGCGGCGCGCGGAATTTCATATTGCAGAATCGCAAGCACAAGTTCCTGTTTCGTATGCTCGTATGCGCCTTTGACATCCAGTTTTAAGGCGTGCTGGATGCCCAGACTTTTACGGCGCAGCCATCGTTCAACTTGCCGCTTTAGTGCCGTCTGGCCTTTCTTCGGGATGCTGGCGAACTGATACGGCAACAGTCTTGCGCGCAGCAGTGGCCGCAGGCCAAGATAGGCCAGATGCCCGAAACATTGATGCAGTGGGCAGCAGTCGGACAACTGCCGCAGTTTCATGCTGATACCATCAATGCGCGGGAAAGTATGCACCGGGTCAAGGTCAAGATCGTTTGCACTGCCGTCCAGCAGATCATCAATGCGCTGTTCCATTTCAAGGGCAACGCCGTGAACTACTTCAAGGCGTGGCCCCATATCCGCCACGCGGGCGGCGGTCTGTAATTCTGCACGGGTAACACCTCCGTACTTTTCCGCCATAGCCAGATAATTACGTCGGAACCATTTATCGTTAAAGGCTTCTAAGGCCGCTTGCTCACACAGTTCATGTGTAAGCGGCATATATCTGTTCTTTTTCAAGCCCTCAAAGCCTTTCTTTCTTGCTGATGTTCAACGACGTTCGGTTGCAACGGCCCTTACGGCAGGGCCGCAGTATCTACTACTAGCCGCCACGCAGGCCCACGGCCTGCGGCCATACACACCACCCCGCGCGTATCTCTCGCATCGGCGCAGCTATATGGTGTCGGTATCACATGATCTTAGCGGTCAAAGCCGCAGGCGTGGTACAACGCTTTTGCCCGCATTGTGCGGACTTTATTTTCATCAGCATGGCGGGGCGAACCGTTCCAATTCGAGTTCGCGGGCGAATTGTTGCCATTCGCGCACGGGATGCCGCACGCGCCATTGTCATTGAGATTGCCAGAACGCCAAGGCGCGTACAGGCCCGCACTACTGGGGGAATTGAAAGCCGCCGAACGCCGCTGTACCACTCCATAAGGAATATTGCTTACAGGATTATGTAGGGGCCTGCTGCCCCTCTGGGTGGCGCTTACGCGCTCACCCATTCACCCCGCTTTTTACCGCTTCCTGCAAGGCGGGGCGAACCGTACCAACGCGAGTCCGCGGGCGAATAGTTGCCACGCGCGCACGGGATGCCGCACGCGCCAAGGCCACTGAGACCGCCAGAACGCCAAGGCGCGTACAGGCCCGCACTACCGGGGGAATAGAAAGCCGCCCGCACATAGGTGGAATCACTGCCGCCAAATTTCACAGGGTTCATGGATTCAGCGGCAAGTTTGTTCAGTGCGCGGATATAGTTCCAACTCCATTTGTTGGCGTTGGGCAGATCGAACGAACTGGTCTTTTCGTAGTTCGCCGTAATGCTGCCCGCCTGTTTCTCGGAATCGCGGCAAGAATAGACATCATAGTGCCAGTGATCGTCAACAAGACTTGCCTGCCACAGCGGGTCGAGTTGTTCGGTATAGTTGCCGATCTGCATTTCAATGCCTGCCACACGGTAGGGGTATTTACCATTCGTCAGGTTGCCCATGCAGCCATCACTATGACCGGGCAGACATTCCGTCGTGCCGGACGGCCACGGCATGGTAGACAGCAGCATAGTGGTTGTCGGGGAAATGGCATCCGTCAAATCCAGATTCACAATGCCGTATTCCACGCCGCCGATAACCTCGGACGTGACGCTGACAACCTTTGCCCAGCTCAGAACATTGTGGTTGTAGGCGCTGTTGCGGTCAGTGCTGGGGCTGGTTTCGCCGCTGCGCTCACCCAGGCATACGCCGGAACCAGGCAGGATGTTTGCGGCCTGCGCCGTAGTCAGCACAACGCGCTTGACGTTCGCTTCGGCCACGGCGGGGGTATACTGGTAATTGTAGGACGTGCAGCCCTCCAACTTGCCGCTGTTGCTCTTTGTCCAGTGGCGCAGCCGCCATGCGGACAAGGCAAACTGCTGATCGCAGTCGTTCCACAGTCCTTCGTATATGGTGGTTTTACGGGCCAGAGGGATGCCAGCGTTGGCGCTGACCCAGACCATGGGCGGCTTGCCGATGCCGCTTGTCATGCCGCCCTTCGCGTTCAGACCGCCGCAGTAGGCGGGATGCCATGTCATAACGCGCATCGTGCCATCGGGGGCAACGTCGCCCGCCATCGGCACATAGCCGTTGCCGGGATAGGTGCGCCAACTGTTATACATATAGCTGGCATCTTCCCATTCTTTCAGGCACAGCGCCAAAGAGAAGCAGTAGACGGGGGCGGTTTCGCCCGTGATGTCAAACTCGCGTTCGCCCTCAAGTGCAAGAATGTTCATGGTGCCATCGGCAAGGCTCAAGGCGTTGGCGCGGATGTACCACGTAAACAGATCTTCTTCGGCCCAGTCGGTCACGTTGGTGGCGGCATTGGTCACAAGCGGTGCGGCGGAACGGCCATCTGCCAGATCGTCCAGCGGCGTACCCGTGTAGTCGGAAGAAACCGTGTCCAGATAGAAGCGCAGCGTGTAGGCCAGTTTGTACCCGGCTTTTGCCATCATGGCAAACCAGCGGCACAAAAGCTCATACTTTGACGTGCCTGCCGTGGCAACCACTGCCCACCAAAGCCAAAACACCTTTGTGGTGTTCGTGCCGTCCAGCAGGGCGCAGAAACTCGCGTCGATGAAGTCGGCGCTTGCGTTGCCTGCCGCAATCGCGGCCAGCAATTCCGTCTGCCGCGACATAAGATCACGCATTTCTTTGCCCGTGTCATCGGTAAAAGGAAAACATACAGGGTTCATGCTTTATACCTCGCTTTCATCGTTTACGAAAAATGCAAATCTGCCGTCGCTGGTATAGCCGAAAGAATACTTTGCCGCGCCCGCATAGCCCGCCGCTTCGTCGGCGTAGGTCTTGGCCTGCTGCATCAACTTGTCCGCAGTGTCCTTGCTTTTGGCGGCCTGCGTGGCCTGCTGGGTTGCAGCATTCTGGGCTGTCTTGGCAATATCGCGGGCGGCAGCAGAGGTTGCCGCAGCGTCAGACGCTTCCTTCGCGCTGTCAATGATGGATTTCACAGCTTCAAGGGCAGTGTTCTTGCCTTGCTCGACCTGCTCGGCGGCGTTCTTTACATCGGCGGTGGCATCGGCAGTGACCTTTGCGTTGTTTGCAACCTGCACGGCCATGGCCTGCAAATGCGCCACAAGATCAGCGCCGCCGATGTCATCAACGGGGGCTTCGGCGTTTTCCTTGGCAATACCCGTTCCCATTTCGCTGTGCCACTCATGCAGTGACACGCCGCTGTCATCAACTTCGATACCGCACACATTGAAATGCAGCTTGCCTTTGCGCGCCATTGCGGCGGGGCTGGGTGTCCAGTCCATTTCAATGCAACCGTCAGATGTAAGCGTGGTGATGTCGATGGGGTCGGAGAACGGCCCGCCGCCGCCATTGTTACCAACGACGCGCCAAACAAAATTTTGGGACAGGTCAAGGCCGCTGGCGGTTACATGGCCGTTGATGCGGATGTGCTTTGTTTCAACATTTTTGTCACCGGCGACACCAAAGTTCACTTCGGATTCAGGTATCGAAATGGCGCGTGTCGTGACATCGACAACAACGATGTTGTCAGGGGTCGTATTGCTCATTTGTTCCATCTCCCGTGATTACAGTTGGACATAGTTATAGGTGATGCAAGGACGCGTGCCGTTGTTCGTAGACACGCCGATGGTGTGCGAATTTTCAAGCCAGATTGCCCACATTTCGCCGGGGTCGCTTGTGCCGTCGCCGGGATAGTGGTGCATATCTGCGTTGGTGATGCCAAGTATATACTTGTCCGCGCCGATGTCGGTTTTGCCGGGTGCGAACTCTTGCGCAGCGCTTCTTATGATACTGCTGAAATCGCTGAACACAACGCCGCGCGCACGAACAACACCGTTTCCGCTGTGCTTACCGGGTGGAACTGCAATAGCCCCACCCGGCGCAAGCGTCGTGCCCCAATCGCCGTTGTCGGCCATCTGGCCCCCTTGCTTGCTTTTGGCATTGGTGTTATAGAATGTTTTTCCCGCCAGAACATCAGCAGCGGTGGCGCTGCCGGACAGGGCAAGCGTGCCCCTCTTTTTGGTTTTGGGGTCGTTGGTGTAAAACTCTTTCCCGCTAAGAACATCGCTTGTGTCGGCGTTGCCGGACAGAATCAGCGTACCGCCAATGCGCAAGCCCTCTTTGCTGGTCATGGTGTACCCGGCCATCAATTCATCCTTGCCAGCCGTGCCGAACTCTGTCATCTTGGCGCGGGCTTCGGGGGCATTTTTAGCATCGTCAGCGTGGTAGTAGCCATCGGGCAGATCACGGATTGCTATATAGTCGGTTCCGGCTTCCACGCTCCCGCCGTACTGGTTTTGCCCGCGGTCAGGTATGGTTCCTTTTTTCAGCGTTTTGTTGCCCGCATAGTACGGAACGCCCGCCAGCACTTGACCGGGCTTGGCGGTGGCCTGTGCCAGCTTTCCGAGTGATAACCCACCGCCGCCG